ATTTGGATAATTGCATAATGCCAAAACTTTGTAGAGATTTAGATTTAGGAGCAACTGGTCACGGCTGTGATGCTGTAATAGGTGTACAAGCAACACAATTTAAAGTTAGAGCAAACAATAAACCTGTTGCTAGAAAAGGTGATCCTACAAGACCACATACCATACCATCACTAATACCACCGTGCATTCCACATATGGGTAAAGTTAATATGGGATCCAAGAGGAATGTTAGAGTTATGGGAAAATTAGTTGCAAGAGTAACAGATTCTTATGATATGGGAGAAATGATTGAGGGTTCTCCTACAGTAAGAGCGGGATAACTGTTATAAATATTACAGTTATGGCACAAAACAACCAAGCATTTTTAGGCGATTATACTCCAGAAGTTAAAAGTTCTAGTAAAAGGCAATCTAGGAAGTTTAGAGATATAGATTTAAACTTTGATAGACATCCAGTTACTAATGATATTAATGTGGTTGAAGACGCAATAGCAATAAAAAGGTCTGTTAAAAACTTAATACAAACAAATTTCTATGAAAGACCTTTCCATCCAGAATTAGGATGTGGTATAAGAGAATTATTGTTTGAAAATTACTCACCAGTAATTTCAGTATATATCAAAAGAAAAATAGAAGAAGTTTTAAAAAATCACGAACCTAGAATAGATTTAACAGGTATTGTTATAAATGGAGATGATTTTGAAGATGGAGAGGCTAGTGAAATAGTGGACGCTGGTAGATTAGCTTCTAATGATATAGACGGCAATAGATTACGTATAGATGTTTATTTTAATATCATAGGTACACCAAGTCCACAAACAGTTTCAATGAGTTTACAAAGGTTAAGATAAAATGGCACAACATAAATTAGAAGTATCAGAATTAGATTTTGATAAAATAAAAGTTAATCTAAAAACTTTCTTACAAAGTCAAACACAATTTCAAGATTATGATTTTGATGGTGCTGGTTTATCTATTTTATTAGATGTATTATCTTACAATACCCATTACTTGTCATACATTGCTAATATGTCAACTAATGAAATGTATTTGGATAGTGCTGATATTAGAAAAAATATTGTTTCATTAGCAAAGATGTTAGGATATACTCCTACATCTCCTAGAACACCAAGAGCAGTTATTGATGTTGTTGTTAACAACGCAACAGGTTCATCCGTAACTATGCAGAAGGGAACAGTTTTCACAACTACAGTTGATAAAACAGATTATCAATATGTAACTAATGCAGATACAACAATTTCACCAGTAAATGGAATTTATAAATTTGAAGATGTAACTGTTTATGAAGGAACATTGGTTACATTTAAATATACTAATGATGTAAATGATAAAGACCAAAAATTTGTTATACCTAGTTCTTTTGCAGATACTTCAACTTTAAAAGTTACCGTTCAAAATAGTTCTACAGATACAACACAATCAGTTTATTCTTTAGCAGGTGGTTATAATAGTGTATCAAGTGATTCAAAAGTTTATTTTATACAAGAAGGTCAAGATGGTCAATACGAAATTTATTTTGGCGATGGTATTGTAGGTACTAAATTAGAAGACGGTAATATTGTTATATTAGAATACATTGTAACTAATACTTCAAGTTCAAATGGTGCTTCAAAATTTTCATTATCAGGAAACATTGGTGGATTTACAAATGTAACTATAACAACTGATTCTAATTCTCAAGGTGGTGCAATTGCAGAAACAAATCAATCAATAAAATTTAATGCACCTTTACAATATGCAGCTCAAGATAGAGCAGTTACAGCAACTGATTATGAAACTTTAGTTAAATCAATTTATCCAAATGCAAATTCAGTAAGTGCGTGGGGTGGTGAAGATGATGAAACTCCACAATACGGTGTTGTAAATATTTCAATTAAAGCAAAATCAGGAACAGTATTATCAGATACATCAAAAGCAGATATTGTAACTCAATTAAAACCATATAACGTTGCTTCAGTAAGACCAGTTATAAAAGATCCAGAAACAACTTCTGTATTAATTGTTTCAAATGTTAAGTATGACGCAAAGGCAACAGCAAAAACTGCTGCTACTTTGAAAGCAGATATTATTGATAAGTTAACAACTTATAATGCTTCTACTTTACAAAAGTTTGATTCAGTATTCAGATATTCAAAAGTTACAGGTTTGATTGATAGTGCTGATGATAGTATTTTATCAAACATTACAACTGTTAAAATTAGAAAAGATTTCCAACCATTAATGAGTACATCAGCAAAATATAATATATATTTTAGAAATGCATTATATAATCCACATTCTGGTCATATGTCAAGTTCAGGTGGAATATTAAGTTCATCAGGATTTAGAATAGAAGGTAATGCTAACGAATGCTTTTTTGATGATGATGGCGCAGGAAATGTAAGATTATATTATATGTCAAGTGGTGTAAAAAATTATTTAAATTCAACACAAGGTACAATTAATTATTCAACAGGTGCAATAACACTTAATTCAATGAACATTGCTAGTATATCAAATATAGATGGTGTAGCTTCAACAGTAATAAGATTAACTGTAGTACCAAGTTCTAATGATGTTGTTCCAGTTAGAGACCAAATTGTTGAAATGGATATTGCAAATTCAAATATAACAGTTACAGCTGATAGTTTTGTAGGAGGAAGTGCTGAGGCAGGTGTAGGATACACAACTACTTCCAGTTACTAATGAATAATGGCAAAGTTTAATGATAAGATTTCAACAATACTTTCGGGACAACTACCTGAATTTATAGTTAGTGAACATCCAAAGTTTGCAGAATTTCTTAAAGTCTATTACCAATTACTAGAGTCCGCTGAGTTATCAGTAACTTCTGTTAAATCAACAGAAGGTATCTTACTAGAAACAGAAACAAATCAAGCAAATAATTTAGTACTAAACGCAAGTGCTTTAGGTAGTGCAAGAACATCACTAGACGCAGGCGATAAAATTATTTTTGAAACTTATTCTGGTACTGAATATGGAAAATTTGAAAGAGGTGAAACAGTTACAGGACAAACTTCTAATGCAACTGCTGTTTTATTAGCAGAAGATTTAGATAATGGACGTTTATTCATAAGTGCAAACAGTTCATTTATAACTGGTGAAATAGTTGTAGGTGCTACCACAAATGCATATGCAACAATAGATAATTATAAACCTAATCCTGTAAATAATATTGCTGACCTAGTTAACTTTAGAGACCCAGACGGAGTAATTAGTAATTTCTTATCAAATTTTAGAGATGAATTTCTTGCAACACTACCAGATAAATTAGCAAACAATGTTAATAAAAGAAGTCTTATAAAAAATATTAAATCTCTTTATCGTTCTAAAGGAACAAATAGAGGTCACGAAATATTTTTTAGAGTATTATTTAATGAAGAATCACAAACATTTTATCCTAGAGAACAATTATTAAGAGTATCAGATGGTAAGTATGATACATTAAAAGTTTTAAGAGCAATTGGTGATAGTGGTGATACAGCACAATTAGTAGGAAGAACAATATCAGGTTCAACTAGTAATGCCTATGCAATTATTGAAAATGTTAATAAGTATCAAGTAGGTGCAGATACAGTTACAGAATTTATTTTAAATAATGATTCTATGCAAGGTACATTTCAAATTGGTGAACAAATAGTAGGTACTGCTTCAGATGAAGACAATTTTTATATTAAAGCAACTGTAACAGGAATTCCAGGAACAAAAGTAATTTCAAATGACGGAACATTAAATGAAACAACTGATACAGTTAAAGTTGTTGCAGGTGGTATTGGTGCTATATTTAATATTGATGAAATTGGTTCAGGCGCATTAACAGAAATTGTAATTACAAACAAAGGCGCAAACTATTCAGTTGGAGATGAATTAGTATTTGATAATAGTGGAACAAGTGGAAAAGACGCCGCTGGATTTATAAGAGTTATTAATGGTGGTATTGCAGCTGAAGATTCTGACCAAATAGTTTTAGAAGATGGTACTAATGCAGGTGACCAATATTTTGGTAATAGTATTATGCAAGAGAAAGATACAGGCAATGGAACAATTGAAAAAATATTTTTAACTTATGGTGGTACAGGATATACTTCTTTACCTACTGTAACTATAAACTCATCAACAGGTTCAACTGGAACCGTAAATGCGTGGGGTAACGAAATTGGAAGAATTACTAAATTAAAAACAGTTGAATTAGGAAAAAATTATCAAGACGCTCCTACTCCTCCAGTATTAGAATTTTATAATAGTGCTATATTATCAAATGCAACAGGAAACTTTACAATAGGATCATCTTGTACAACATCTAGTGGACAAGGAACAATTGTTGCCTATAACTCTAATACAAATGTATTAAGATTAAAAGATATTACAGGAACATTTACAGAAGGTCAAGCATTATCAGCAGATTCAGGTGGTTCAGGAACCATTGCAAAAATTGATCCTACAACAGCAACAGTTAATGTAGTTTCAGTTGCAGATACAGATGGACAATTTATTAATGAAGATGGTAAACTTTCTGAAATAACAATGAAAGTACAAGATAGTAAATACTATCAAGATTTTTCTTATGTATTGAAAGTTGCTAGTTCTATTGCAGTATGGCGGGATGCATTTAAAAAGACAATGCATACAGCAGGTTTTTATTTTACAGGTCAAGTAGATATTACAAATAGAGTAGACGCAAGAGGATCATTACCTATGGTTGGTGCTGTTTCTGGTAGAAGTGAAGTTGAAATACCATTAATTGCAATTCTTAATACTTTATTCTCTACGATATTTGGTAGAAGATTAGGAACAGATAGTGATGGAACATCTTTAAGAGCAAATGCTCTTGAATCAGGATTAATTGACCAAGACCCACAAACAAATGAACATTTTGCAGCTAATCAAAGGGATGTAACTTTAACAGCTGCTGGAATAGACTTTGATTATTTAAGTAGAAAAAGGTCAAGTATAAGTGGTCAACTTGTTAAAGCTGGTCACGCATATGCAGGACCTCGTTGGGGAACACTTAACAAATACGCAACTACTATATTTGCAAATGATATAGGATATACATTTAAAACATTAAATGAATTAAAAGTATTTGGTACAAGGACTAGTTTAGACGGACAAAGTGGAATATTCTTAATGTCTTCTGACCCTAATGGTAAGGGTGTTAAGATGAAGACTGCTTTTCCTTCAGAAATTACATTTAACCAAAATGACTTCAGTAATACAGTTGTTACTTGGTCTGATACTATGCCATTATTTGATGATACAACACCGTAAAAAGATTATAAATAGTAAAGTAATTTAAAGGAAGAAATGGCTAAACAATCAATATTTTTAGGAACAGTCGCCAATGACGGAACAGGTACTAACCTGCGTGGTGGTGGTAGTATCATAAATCAAAATTTTGATGAAATATATACTAATTTAGGAGATGGTAGTAATCTACAAGGATTTATTACTATTGAAGATACTAGTTCTACAACGGATCAAGTAAATCTTGGTCAAAAAATACAGTTTATTGGTGCAAATGGTATTACAACAACCGTTGGTAGTAATGAAGTTCAAATAGCAATAGACGGTACAGTTCTTACAGAAACATCAACAGATACACTAACAAATAAAAACATTGCTTTAGGTACTAATATAATTTCAGGAACATTATCAGATTTTAATACAGCAGTTTCAGACGCTAATTTAGTTTCAATTGCTGGAACAGAAACCCTTACAAACAAGACATTAACAAGTCCAGTTATTAACACACCAACAGGTGATGTTGCAACTAAAGACGGAACACAAATCCTTACAAATAAAACATTAACTAGTCCAGTTATCAACACACCAACAGGTGATGTTGCAACTATAACTGGATCTCAAATTCTTTCTAATAAAACAATAGATACTGGATCAAACTCAATTACAGGTACGTTATTTACTTTTGCTGATGATACATCATCAACTAATACTATAGTACAAGGAGATACTTTAAAATTTTCTGGTGGTACTGGTATACAAACAACTTTAAGTGGAGATTTAATTGAAATTAAAGCTTCAGGAATTACAACTACAGAAATAGACGCTAATGCTGGAATTGTAAATACACAATTAGCAAACAATTCAGTTACTCTCGGTTATACAGCAGTTGAATTAGGAACAAGTGCAACAACAGTAAGTGGATTATCAATAACTGGTTCTGCTTACATAACAATTAACGGACAAGGATCAGCAATAAGATTTAATCATCCTAACCTTGCTAGTTTTCCTACAGCTGCAACTTATTCAGGTTCACCTGCTTTAGATGAAGCAACACTTAAACCTTATATCGCTTCAGCGTCAGGTTGGATAAACTTATTAACAGAAAATGATCCTGTTGAAAGACACTCAAATGTTAATGTAACAGGAATTTCAGATGGACAAGGACTTGTTTGGAATGCTTCAACAACAAGATTTGAAGCAGGTTCACTTGGTGGAACAATTGGTAGATACGAAGACGCTTCAGCAAGATTTGCAGTAACTTATAATAGTTCAACTTCATATAGATTTACTTCACACTATGGAACAACTGATAATCCAACACTTTATATAAAACAAGGTACAACTTTTGCTTTTGATTTATCTGCTTTAGCAGGATCACATCCTTTTGCTATACAAACTTCAAGTGGTGCTTACAATTCAGCAAATAGAATTGAAACAGGATTAACACACGTTGCTACAGATGGAACAGTTACAACAGGATTAAATGCTCAAGGTAAAACAAGTGGTGTATTATACTTTGATGTACCAATAAACCAATCTGGACCTATATATTACGTATGTACTGCTCATTCAAGTATGGCAGGTACAATAGAAGTTAATACAAAAGGATCAGGAAAACTTTTACAACAAGTTAATACTCAAACAGGTGCTGTTAATTCAGGAACAACAATATTTCCAGAAGATGACACAATTCCTCAAAATACTGAAGGAGATGAGTATATGACTTTAGCAATAACTCCTAAATCTGCTACAAGTACATTAATGATTGAAGCACATATATTCTATTCACAATCAGCAGGTACTAGAGGCGGTGCAGGATTATTTAAAGATTCAGACGCAGACGCATTATCATTTACATCTAATTTTATAAAAGACGCAACCAGTATGGGTAATATGCAAGTGTTTTATTCAGAAACATCAGGCAATACTACTGCTAGAACATATAAGATAAGATGTGGTAATATACAAAATGCAGGAACATTTACATTTAATGGTCAAGCAGGTTCAAGAAAGTTTGGTGGAACAGTTTTAAGTACAATTAGAATTATAGAAATAGAAGCGTAGAATAACTTGTATAAATATATGAAAGAGGATAATTAATGCCAGCAATTATAACAAATAAATTTAGAATTCATAACTCGGAGCAATTCCAAGAAGCATTTTCTGAAGCAGCAGGAAATACTTTTTATTTAGGAATAGGAAGACCTCAAGGTTTTACTACTTCAACAAGAGGAGATGGTAGAACAAATAACGAGGGTACAGACGCATTACCTGTTATTCCTGCAGACAATGAAAACACACAAAATTTTATATATGATAGTATGCTCGCTTGTAAAAAAATTGCAAGTACAAATGCTGGATTTGTAATTCCTAGAAGAAATTGGACGACTGCTACTGTATATGATTATTACAGACACGACTATGGAGAATATGTAACAGGTGGAACAACAGCACAAACTTCAACTAGTGGTGCCGCTACTTTATATGACGCAACTTTCTATGTTTTAACTACAGCAAGAAACGTATATAAATGTTTAGATAATAATAACGGTGCAGCTTCAACTGTAGAACCTACAGGAACATCAACAACATTATTAACAACTGCTGACGGATATAAGTGGAAATATATGTACACTTTAACTGCTTCTCAACAAGCAGATTTCTTATCTGTAGATTTTATGGCAGTTGGTACAAACTCAACAGTAAGTTCGGCTGCTGTAGATGGTGCAATTAACATAGTAAAAATTAAAACAGCAGGTTCAGCTGGTACAGACGGAACACACGCAGGTGTTTCAATACGAGGAGATGGTTCAGGTGGTATATGTTCAGTAACTATAACTTCAGGTGCAGTTACAGGTGTAACCGTAACTACTCCAGGATCAGGATATACTTTTGGGTATATTAAACTTGCAGATATAAATTCTGCTGGTGGTGGTTCATTAATTAGTACAGAATTAGATGTAATAATTGAACCAAAAGGTGGACACGGATTTAATTCAGTACAAGAGTTAGGTGGTTTCTTTGTTATGTTAAATACAAGTTTAGAAGGTACTGAATCAGCAAATTCAGGTGACGTAACTGTTGCAAACGATTTTAGACAAGTAAGTTTAATAAGAGACCCTAAAGCAAGTGGAACAGCAGCTTCTGCTAATACATTAAGAGCAACAATGGCAGCTGTTGGTTCTGGAAATACAGGAACATTTTCTGTTGATGAAAAAATTACACAAGCAAGCACAGGTGCAGTTGGAAAAGTTGTAGAATGGGATCCATCAAATAAAATATTATATTATATTCAAACAAGACACAATGATGAGGGAGTAGATAGCAACGGTAATCAAACAGCGTTTAGTGGTACAAATATTATCACAGGTGCAGATACATCAGCGACTTTAACACCTGATACAACAACAGGTACAGTTAATAGCCAAACATTTGTAAGTGGATATTCTAGTTCAGAAATTGACCACGGTTCTGGTGAAATAGTTTATGTAGAAAATAGAGCACCAATAACAAGAGCTGCGGATCAGACCGAGAATATCAAACTGATTATAGAATTTTAGGAGAGATAAATGCCAAGTCCAACAGATTTTAATTTATCGCCCTATTATGATGACTTTAATGAAAGTAAAAAATTTCATAGAGTTTTATTCAGACCAGCATTTGCTGTACAGGCGAGAGAATTAACACAAGCACAAACTCAAATACAAAATCAAGTAGAGAGAGTATCAGACCATCTATTTGAAAAAGGTGCTATGGTTATACCTGGAGAAATAGGGTATGACTTAAATTACCATTCAGTAAAACTTTCAGCAAAATCAAACGCAACATTATCAGATTATAATGGATTAGAAATAACAGGTGCAACTTCAGGCATTGTTGCAAAAGTTGTAGGTGTTGCAGTTGCAGATGGTACTGATCCAGATACTTTATTTGTAAAATATACAAAAACAGGAACAGATAATACTGCTACACAATTCACAGCTACAGAAACTTTAGATTGTACAATTAATAGTTTAGCTGCTACAGCAACTGTTGATTCAGTTCATACAGGTTGCGCTGCCGAAGTTCAAAAAGGTGTTTATTACATTAATGGATATCACGTTGAAGTTTCACAACAAACAGTAATACTTGACAAATATACAAACACACCTTCATATAGAGTTGGTTTATTAGTTACAGAATCTTTTGTAACTCCAAATGAAGACGCAAGTTTAAATGATAATGCTCAAGGATCATCAAATCAAAATGCTCCAGGTGCTCATAGATTTAAAATTCTTTTAACATTAACTAAATTATCTTTAGCTTCAACAGCAGACGCAAACTTTGTAGAGTTGTTAAGATTAAAAAAAGGTATAATTCAAAATCAAGTTAGAACAACAGAATACGCTGTAATAGAAGATACTTTTGCTCGTAGAACATATGATGAATCTGGTGATTATGCATTAAGAGATTTTGATTTAGATTTAAGAGAACATTTACTATCAGGAGATAATAGAGGTATTTACGCTTCAGTTGATGGTGGAAACGCAGATAAAATTGCCGCTGGTATGGGACCAGGTAAGGCGTATGTTCGTGGTTATGAATTAGAAACAATAGGTACAACTTTTATTGATATTGATAAGACAAGAGATTTTGAAACAGAAAATAATTTTAAAACAAGATTTAATCTAGGTAATTACTTTAACGTAAATAACGTTTATGGTTCGCCAGATGTTGGTTTCGTTTCAGGTGATTCAGAATCATTTAAAAATGTAACCTTATTTGATACAGCAACTGCTGCTAGAGGTACTCCTAATGTTGGCGCTGAATCAAGTATTAATTCAATAGGAAGAGCAAAATCAAGAGGGATGGAATATTCTTCTGGTACTGCTACAAATAATGTATTTTCAAGAAATACTTTAACAAGTGCTGTTTATAAACATTATCTATTTGATATAGAAATGTTTACTCATTTAAATATTTTAGAAGCAACATCATTTACTACTGGAGAAAAAATAACAGGTGGTTCTTCAGGTGCTACTGCTACACTTCAAGGAATTTCTACAGCAGAAACAGTTACTATTAATAATATAACTCAAGCAAATCCTGGTGAAGTTCAAATTGCTAGCACACACGAATTACAAGACGGACAACAAATTACTATTGCAGGTGTAACTGGTTTAGCAATTGATTCAGTTGTAACTGCTGGTGGAACATTTACAGTTAGAGATAGAGATAGTGCAAATTGGAAATTATATCAAGCAGATGGAACAACTCCTGCTAATGTAACCACTCCAGGTGCAGGTGGTACGGCAACTCACGGAGTTGTAGTACTTTCAAATGTACAAGGTGACTTTGTTGCAGGTGAAACAATCACAGGTGGAACATCAGGTAATACAGCAACTGTACAAGCAAATACAATAGGAAGAAAAGGCGTAAGAAATTTTGGACCAAGTGATGTTAAACAAATTGCAATGGCAGGTTCTCCTACCTATACTTCAGATGTAAAAACAACAGATGTAACTTTAACTGGAACAGTATCTAATACTAGTGGTCAATATTCATTTACAGGATTTGGTACAAGATTTACAGATGAATTAAAAATTGGCGATAAAATTACAGTTACAACAGATAATAATTTACAAGAAACAAAAATTGTAAGTTATATTGTTAGTGATACACTTATGTTCACAACAGACGCTTCTGGTGCAAGTATGACTAAATCATCTATCACTAGAGGACGTGGTACAATAAATGACGCAAACAAAAATATTTCTATATTTGAAATGCCAAATGAAACTGTTAAGACTTTAAAAACGCAAGTTAATTCAGGAATTACAGATACAAACTTTAAAATACGAAGAGCATTTACATCAACATTAGGATCAAATGGTGACGCAACTATAACAGCAGGAACAAATGAAACATTTAGTGGATTAGTAGAAAAAGATTTTATTGTTTCTATTATGACAATGGGTGCAGGTGCAGGAGGTGAAGTTGGTGCCGTATTAAGTTTAAGTGGTACTAACCATTTGGCAGGTGATATATTTACATTAGGTGGTTCTCCAACTGGTAAAACTTTAACATTAAATTTTGGTACTGACTATGCAGGTCATAAAGTAAAAATTTTAGCAACAGTTAATAGAGGAGTTGCAGGTTCTAAATCTAAAACTTTAAATTCTTCTCAAACAGTACAAATTTCTACACAAGCAATTATTGAATCTGGTATATGTGGATTAGGTAGAGCAGATGTTTATGCTGTAGCTAGTGTTCATATGGCTGCTGACTTTACTACAAATGCAACGACAAGTGATACAGATATTACAAATAGATTTAATGTAGATTCAGGACAAAGAGATAACTTCTATGATATTGGAAGAATTAAATTAAAAAATGGTGCATTAACACCTACAGGAAGATTACTAGTTACGTTTAGTTATTTCTCACACGGTTCAGGAGATTACTTTGATGTAGACTCTTATTCAGGTGTTGTAGATTACGCAAACATACCAAGTTATTCTTCTGATACAACAGGAAAGAAATTTGAATTAAGAGATTGTTTAGATTTCAGACCTAGAGTAGATGACGCTTCAACAATAGATAGTGGCGCTCAAGACCGTTCTTATGATGGTACAGGTGCTTCTACAGTTGATATAATTAAATTTGGAACAGATATTACTTCTGACTTTGAATATTACTTACCAAGAATAGATAAAATCTTTTTAGATAAAGAAGGAAACTTTAAAGTAGCTAAAGGCGCAAGTGCTTTAGTTCCACAAGTTCCAAAAACTTTAGATGGTGCAATGTTATTATATACTTTAGAAATACCTTCTTATGTTTTATCTTTAGACGATATTAAAATTACAAAAACTGATAACAAAAGATATACAATGAGAGATATTGGTAATTTAGAAAATAGAATTGAGAGTATGGAATATTATACTCAATTATCATTGTTAGAAACACAAGCACAAAATTTACAAATACAAGACGCAAATGGTTTTGATAGATTTAAAAACGGAATTATAGTAGACAACTTTAGTGGTCATAATATAGGTGATGTAGGAAATGTAGATTACAAATCATCTATTGATATGGCGCAAGGTCAATTAAGACCTATGTTTAATGAGGACGCAGTTAAATTAATAGAGTCAGATGATGATGGTACTGTTATTCAAGCGTCTGATAGAACAGATGGTAGTTATCAAAAAACTGGTGATTGTTTAACATTACCTTATACTGAAACTGCTTTAATAACACAACCTTTCGCAAGTAAAACTGTCAATGTAAATCCATTTGATGTATTTACTTGGGCAGGTACAATAGAATTAACTCCACCTTCAGACGAGTGGAAAGAAACTGAACGAAGACCAGAGTTAGTTATCAATAACGTGGGAGGTTTTGATACTTTAGTTTCTGGAATTCCAAATAATGATTTAGAAGGTGTTGAAATAGGAACAATATGGAATGATTGGCAAGATTTTTGGTCAGGTTCAACTAGAGATGTTTCAAGTAGACAAGTTGGTGGTGGAAGAAGTGGAAGAAGAGTATTTGCTGTTGATGAAATAGAAACTGCTCAAACAGTAAGACAAACGAGAACAGGATTAAGACAAAGATTAGTTCCTCAAGTAGTAAGAAATTCAATAGGTGACAGAATTGTTAATGTTGCTTTTGTTCCATTTGTTAGAAGTAGAACAATATCTTTTGTTGGAACAAGAATGAAACCAAATACAAGAGTTTATCCTTACTTTGATAATATTGGAGTAGCAACTTATTGTACACCAAATGGTGGTTCATTAGGAGGCAATGTTGTAACAGACGCCAACGGTGCGTGTTCAGGTACTTTTGCAATTCCTGATCCAACTGTTAATACAAATCCTAGATGGAGAACAGGTCAAAGAGTATTCAGATTA